GCCCCTTCTCGCCCCAGGAGCGGATGACCGCCCAGAAGTGACCGCGCTGGACGTCGACGCCCATCGTGCGGAACTTGATGCCCTTCGCGTCCTTCGTGAACTTGCCATCGTTGTTGAGCCTAGCCTCGTCCTCCCAAGGGTCGGCGAGCTTGTAGTCGCTGGCCTTCACGTCGGCGACCATCGCCCCGCCCTCCTCGGCCCATGGCATCGCGAGCCGCTTCTGCTTGAAGATGCGCCGTGGGCTCTCGTCGCCGTAGATGTCGGCGGCCTCGCTGGCCTCGAGCATCATCACGCCCAAGTCTCCCCAGGACATGGAGGCGAGGCTGTTCCAATGCAGGCCGACGTACCCCGAGCGCGTAGCCGGCGCCGTGGCCACGAACTCGCCCCGTGCGTTGCAGGCCGTCCTCGTCCCAGCAGAGTCAACAAGCCTCTCGCCGCACTTCGCGCACTCGTAGGTCGTGCCGGCCGAGACCTTAAGCTTGTCCCAGCCTGTCGAGGTCTTCGCCGACTCGGGGAAGCGGATCTGCTCCCATAGCCACGGCTGGAGATGGTCGCACTTGGGGCATCGGAAGTTCCAGTCGCGCTGGTCTGTCGACTCGTGCAGCACATGAAAGTCATGACCAACTATTCCGCCCTGCGACATGAACAGCCGCTTGCCCATCCAGCCGAAGGCCGTCACTCGCGCGGAAGCCTCGCCCATGTGGCCCTTTTTCCATTGCCAACACTCGTCTCCAATCAACCAGCGTATGGCGCGCCGCTGAAGGTTCTTCTCGTTGTGCGCACCCAAAACCCAGGCGGTCATTCCTTGAAAATGAATAGTTGATGACCTGTCCATCTCGGGCACCAGCAGCTCTTTTACGGCTGGGCAGTTGTCCCATAGGGGCCGAAGGGCGGTCAGGTTAAAGTCCCTGGCGTTGGGGTCAGTATCTTGGAGGATTAAGCAGGGGCCTGGAGCGCGCGCCGCGATGTGGCACGAGAGCAGACGGGCCAGCAGGGTCTTGCCGCTTTGGATGCTGGCGAGCACCGTCACCAGCCGCACCTCGGGGTCGACGCAGATCCGAAGCGCCTCGCCTATCCATGGCGTCCTCTCGGCGCGGAACGGCCCGGGCATCGGCGAGTCAGGGATGGACAGGATGTTGTCCTGGCACCACTCGACCACGTCGCCCGAGTCGGACGGCGCGAGCATCGAGCGGCCCAGCCGCAGGAGGTCGGCGTCGCTCTTCAGTATGGCATCCATGAGTTATCAATCCCGTTGTCTTCCCTCTCGTAACGTTCAAGGGTCTCGCGGGCGATGCGCTCTAGGTCGAGCTTCTGGCGCTTGTCCTTGTGCCGCTTGCCGGGAGGCGGCATCGGCTTGCGTACTTTAGCAGGCTTTTTTCTACGCATCGCGGGAAAGGTCGAGACGGACGGAACGCACCCAAGCCTCTAGCGCCTTTGCCGCGACGGCGGGGTTGTCGGGGTTCGCCTTCTCGGCGACCTCCAGCGCGACCTTGTCCAGCCGCGTCAAGACCTCGGACGCGAACTCGCGCACCGTGGCCTCGGCAACCTCGCGCTTGATGAAGTCCTTCGCGTTGACCGCCCGACGCTCCTGCTCCTCCTCGAGCGCGATCAGCGTCTTGAGCGATTGGTTGTAGGCCGTCTGGTACTTGCCCTGGTTGGGGTCGCCTCCGGCCATCGCGGACTCCCAAACGCCTTGAGCCGTGGCCACAAGCTGACGGTGGCGGCCAATGGTCGAGGCCAGCGTCCCGTCGTCGAGCGAGTCCAGCCGGCTGGGGAGAGGCGCCGAGTCGACAGCCTTGCGGGCCTCCCGCCAAGCCTTCGCGGCCTCGAGGTCGTCCCGGGGCATACCCTGGCGGATTAGGTTGGATACTTGGCGCGGCTTCAGCCCGAGCCCCTCGGCCAGCGTCTCGATGGTGAGCCGGTTGCTCATTTGCAGGCACCCCTCCGTCGCGCCGGGGGGACTTGCGACTTTTGGTCGCTGTGGGGAACCACGCGTGACGTACCCGGGGGGCAAAAAGATTCCTTTTGCTCGGTATCCGCCACGTCTCCACCAACCAACGACGCCAACGACTTGCCGATGCTCTCGCGCATCTGCTGGACGCGGTAGTTGATGCCGGCGCGCCCGAGGTTGTACAGCCGGCCGAGGTCTTCGCCGCGCATCGCGTCGTCCATGCGGAGCGCCATCCGGACAAGCTCGAAGTGAAGCCGAACCTCTGGGGAAGGTGACGTCGACATGGACTTGAGGATGGCCCGCACCAGGTCGAGGACGCGGTCACGCGAGATGAACTGCGCCTGCTCCTCATGCTCGGCCGCGTCGTGCGTGACGAACTTGGACGACTTCTCGAAGAGCGGCGCTAGCTTGCGGCGAGGGTCGGGCATCTCGCGATAGGGGATGACGCCCTGCTCGCGGAGGTCGGCCTGCGACTTCTTGGACTGGGCGAAGAACCATGCGTCAAACTCCTTGTGGGCCTTCTCCTCCCAGTTGGCGCTCTCGACGTGGCTGAGCTTCTGCTTCCGAAGGGTCGAGAGGTTATCCCGCTTCTGGGATCGGCGGGCCTCTTCGCGTCGCGCTTTGCCTCCGAAACTCATCAGTCTTCCAAGCCTCCGTTTTTGTCGACGGCATCGCCGGTGAAATAGGCAATCTCGCGCATCATGTCGACGAGATCGGTGACGACGAACCACAGCCCGTGCACCATCGCCTTGCCGGTTCCGAAGCGCAGCTTGCGGGCGAAGGTCGTGGGCGACGTGCGGACGTAGATGACGTATTGGAGCCCGAGATTATCTAGGGTCTGGGCGGCCTCGATGATGGCGGCCTCGGCGTGTTCGCGGCGATGCGCCTGCGACCCGTTGGCCTCGTCGTCGAAGTATTTCGCGGACATGGAAAAACAGGATACGCGCGCGTCATCGCTTGGCAACAGCCCACGTCAACGTCGCCGCGTCGAAGGTCATCAGGCGGTCTCGGCAGAGGTAGACCTTGAGGCGGTGAACGTCCCTTGGCTGATACGGTTGCCCATCGCGCTCCAGGGCGAGGCGGAGCTGCTCGTTTATTTCCCCCGAGGGGATGATGTCGGGGAGGTTATGGCACATTGAGCGTCGCCTGTCCCTCCCGTCCTTGGCCTTGTCCTTTTGCTTTCGGAAGATTGCGGCCATCTCCTTTTCCCTTGTCTCGGGGTTGGCTAGCCAGCGTTCCTTGCGTTCGGCCCAGCGCCTTCCCCAGAACTCGGCCAGCCTCGCGGCGGCCCGGATCCTCGCCCAGGACTTCCTACCCTTCCCGAGCCTTGTCTTTCCCTTCCGGGTTTTCATGGCGCAATGCCTTTCCAAGGCCGAGCCTGCCCGTAGGGGCAGAGGCGACGGCCGTAAGTATTTACCCTCTCCCCGTAGGGGAGGGGTATACTTCTTCGTTTGTTATGGCCGAATGTTATGGCGTTTGTTATGGCGTTTCGTGGGGTCATGGCTGGCAGGGTGGTCAAAGAGTTTGGGTGGCTGGGAGGCGATTTAAGCCCTTTTGACGTCCGAGGTAGGGTAGGACATAGGGTCGGGCATCAAAACGCCTCCTAGTGGCATTTCCGAGCGATTAAAAGGGGGTTGCTGGTGCCGACGGGGTGTCGTTTCGGCGTTCCCAGCGGATGACCCCCGGCTCGCGGGCGTGGCGAAGGGGGATGGTCGAGGTGAAGTCGCCGTTGGCGTCCTTGAGGCCGGCGCGGCCACCGCGCTTGGCGAGGCGCAGGGTGAAGTGGGGTTGCTCGGGCTGGCCCTCGGCGGTCTGATCGCGTTGGAGCACCATGACGGCGCGGTGCCAGTTGGCCAGCTCGGCCGACCCGGCGCCGAGGTAGGACAGGTCGTTTGCCGTGTTGCCAGCCTGCTCGGCCTTGGGCTTGGGCTTCGTGGTATGGTGGATTGAGAAGAGCACGACGCCTGTCTCGGTAAGGACGGGCTGGAGGATGTGCCGCAGAAAATGGCTGGCGGCCTCCTGGTCGGCGATGTCGATGCCAGCGAAGCCGAGGAGCGGGTCGATGAAGACGAGGTCGGCTTGGTGGGCGATGACTAGCTCGCGGAGGAGTTTGCCGAAGTCCTCGCCCGTTCGGACGGCCTCGCGGTAGAAGGCGACTCGCTGCCCGATCTCGGAGGCGAGCTGGGTCGAGGCGCCTATGCCCATGCCGGCGAGCGTGCCCTGGACGGACTCGGCGACGTCACCGAGGTCGTTCTCGGACTGAATGACGAGGGAGCGGAGGGAGCCGCGCTTGGGGCGGATGCCGAAGAAGTCGCGGCCGAGCGCCCAGGTCATCGCGGCTTGGGTTGTGAGGGCGGACTTGCCTGCGCCTGTCTGGGCGACGAGGAGGCACGAGCCGCCGCGGCACAGCCAGCGGTTGCCGAGCACGGTGGTCGGGTCGGCCTCGCGGTCAAAGGCGAGGAGGTCGGCGAAGTCGAAGCGGGCTGGGCCGTTGTCCCCGGGCTTGCGGTCTGGCTCGGCCAGGGCGGCGATGCGTCGGGCCTCGTCGGCCATCTCGGCGGCGTTGAGGACGTGGGCCATCCCCGAGAGGCGGCGCATGGCCTCGACGACCTTGGCCTTCTTGGCGTCCTCCTTGAACGACTCGAGGTGGCGGGCGGCGAAGGGCGCGGGGCCGGTCAGGCGGGCGGGAAACTCGGCGATGCTGGCATAGCCGCCGACCTGCTCGAGGGTGCCCTCCTGCTGGAGGTGGGCCATGATGGCGACCTCGTCGGCGGGGTTGCCTGGGGTGGTGGTCTCGCGGATCGCGCGCCAGATGATGCGGTGGCGGGGCTCGACGAAGAGGTCGGGCTGGGCGTCCTTGATGGCCGTCGCCAGCCACTCGGGGTCGTGGAAGGCGTTTCCGATGACGATGCGCTCGGCCTCGAGCCGGATGTCGAGGGAAGGGGTGGCAGGCTGTTCCATTGGGAGGCTTGTGGGCTATTCTTTTTGCTCAGGCAAGCGAGTAAGATCCAAAACGCAGTTTGCCGCCATCCATGCAGGGCAGAGAACTATGTCGTGGCTGTCTGCTGTGGCTATTAACTCAAAGTCTATGCGCTTGCTGTCGTGGACTGCCAAAAACATAAAGGACTTTTTTGAAACGTTGGAATAGTGTAGGCACTGACCTATCCCGCCAACGATGTTTTGATTACCAAGTTTGACCTCCATGATCCAGTCGTTTCCGGCCAAGTCGACACGCATCATGCTGTTTTGTCCGATGCGGTATTCGGCCTGGTGCTCTATCTTGTATCTTTTCAACATCCAGCTGATGGCGTTTTGAACCACCTTCTCGGTGACGATGTCCTTTCCTGTTCTATGCATGACTGCATCCAAGGCTTCCATGTAGCGCCTTTCCATTTGGATGTGCTCCTCGATGTAAAACTCCCAGTTGCTCATTGGCGTCGGGGCTTCGTCAATCCCAAGACCTTCTCGGCCTCCTTGCTGAAGCGGTAGTGGGGCACGGGGCGGATCATGCTGCCGACGTGGACGCGGAAGGTCTGACGCTCGGCGTGGCCGGCCTTGATGAAGCGCTGGGCGATGTTGTAGACCTGGCGGTCTGACACGCGGAGGCGCGGGGCGAGGTCGAGGAGGGTGGAGAAGCCCTTGGGAATCTTGTCGGCCTCGAAGGACGAGAGGAAGCGCGAGACGGACTCGGCGAGCTCGCGGGCACCTGTGCTGCTTTTGGGTTTCATTTGTTAGGAAGCTTGGGGCAGGGTATCCAATGCGTCGGGGCATCCAGACCGGACAATAGGTAGAATCCGACAGAGTTTCTGCTGTGGTACCATCCGGAGGGCGTGTCTATGTGTTTATCCTCATCAAGCCAAAATGCCCCGCGTATAATCGGCACCGTTGCGGAGTCTCGGTAGACGATGATGTCGGTGCCGTCCTTTGGGGCGGTCTCGATTGGTTGCCATTCGTTATTCATGACGCGAAGGGCATCACCCACTTGCCGGCGAAGCGGTGGGCTTGGCGGCCGATATAGTCCTCGCCCTGGATGCGGAACGCCATGAAGGAGTTTTGCCAGCGGAGGGTCGAGGGTCGGCGCTCGGCGTATTGGAGCGACAAATCGCAGGCGCACCCGCAGATCCAAACGGCCCCGCCGCCTCGACGCTCTAGGTTGTGCTGCTCGGCGCGGTGAAGGTGGCCCATGACGGTGGCGCGGCCCGGGCCCGAGTTGAATCGGTGCGCGGTCTTCACGATGGCGTCGTTGCCGTGGTAAAACCCGTGGGTGAAGGTCACGGGGCCGATGTCGACGAAGTTCTCGTTCACGGTGTATTCCCTGACGACCCTGCATCCCGACTGCCGGATGGCCTTCCGCATCTTGGCGTCGATGTCCTGGAGCGACTCGAGCCGGGTGATGCTGTCGGTGCCGTGGATAAGGTCGCGTACGCGGTGCTCGTGGTTGCCCATGAGGAAATGCGTCGGGCGGTAGGCGGCCAGCCACTCGCAACCTGCCTCGACGTCCTCCTTGAGGGCGGCCCAGCTCGATTCCTTGTCGTCCTTGCCCACGCCCTTGCGGAGGGCGGCGAAGTCCCAGTTGTCGCCGAGGTGGACGCGGTGGTGGGGCTTGAAGTCCTTGCAGAAGGCGAGGACGGCCTTGAGGGTGTCGGGGTCGGCGTGGTTGCCGTGGTTGTCGCCCATGACGACGACGCGGGTCTCGGTTTTCATCGGCTATGCTCCCTGACCTTGCGGTGCCCGTTGTTGTTTAGGAAACGAAAAACCGTGGCCGAGCTGACGCCGACCTTTTTGGCGATTTCCATCGGGTGGACGTTGCGCCTGTACAACGGCAGGATTTTGGCGGCCAGCATCTCCTTGTCGTAGCGGAACACCTTGCGGTTGTTCGTCACGAACTTGATGCCCAGGGCGCGCATCCAGATCCTCGCGGTGGTCGGAGTCCTGCCGATCTTCGGGCCGATGTCCTCGGCGCCGTAGTTGAGCGCGGCCATCTCCTGCATGACCGGCCTTGCGGCCTCCATCCTGGCCTTGACGATTTGGCTGAACTTCTCGCGCTTGCTGCCTGCTCCGGCAGTCTTGTATTTGTACGTGCTCATTGGTTGTAGGAGATGCCGAGGGCGGCGATGGCGTTCAGCACCTGGGCGCGCTGGGAGCCCTCGCGGCGGCGCATGACGGTGTCGACGCAGAGCGGGCCTCCGACGGAGAAGTCCCGGCAGATGGCGGGGCGGTGGTCGTGGATGCCGCAGGAGCCGCAGGGCGTGAGCTGGGGGCAACGGGACTCGACCTCGACGCGGCCGGAGTCGACGCGCTTCCCGCGGGCATAGAAGAAGTCGCCCTCGCGGGTAAAGGCCGGAGCGGGGAAGATGAGCGACTCGCAGCAGGCGCCTTGGCAGATCGCGCAGGGATGGGCGCTCATCGGGGGAATGCGTTGCCGCCTCGCGGGCAAGTGAGAAGCCACGCGTAGCGGCCGGGGCTGATTCCGAAGCGGGCGGCCTGCTCGCGCTGCTCGTCCGTGAGGTGCGAGGGGTCGAGCGTCTCGATGCCCCAGTTGTCGGCGGCGGCGGCCACGCGGCGCATCTTTTGCCGCCCTGCCTTGATGGCGCCGTGGCGGTACAGGAAGCGGTGGAGGCTGGTGCGGCGGATGCGGGTCTTCTCCGCGATCTGCGTCAGGTCGAGCCCCTGGGACAGGTAGGTGAGGCACTTGGCCAGCCTGTCGCGGGCCTCGGCGTCGGTGATGCGGCCCATGGGGTCAGGCGCCGTATGCGTCCTGGATGTCAGAGCAGACCTCGAGGGCGAGGTCGCGGATGCGCCCGGTCTCGCCGGACTTGAACGCGGCCTCGCGGTCTAGGCGGCAGATGGACTCGATCTCGCGCAGGTGGAGGTACTCCTCGTCGTTGGCGGGGCCGCTGTCGAAGCGGTGCAGCTTAACGGTGATGATGCGGTAGGGGGCGCACTTGGTCTGCACGGCCTCGAGCTCGTTGCGGTAGCGCCAGTCGGGCATGACGACGACGCGCCCCGCGAGGAGGTGGTGGAAGGCGGTCTGCGCGGCGATGCGGGCGAAGACGTCCTTTTCGATGGCGCGGGCCATCTTGCCGCCGGCCACGAGAAAGTCGCGGAAGCGGGTCTTGTCCTGGTCGGTGGTGAGGTCGGCCTTTCCGTGGAGGCCGAGCCGCTCGAGGAAGAGGTTGGACGCGGCCTTGAGCTCGTCGGCGAAGGCGACCTTGCGGGCGCCGGGGATGAGGTCGAGCACGGCGGCGGCGAAGGTGTCCTTGCCCGCGCGGGCGTAGCCGGTGACGAGGATGACGGTGGGGGATTTCATGGCAGGCTGGCGGCTGGGGTTCAGAAAGGCGCCTTGAAGCCGCCCACCTCGTAGTCGGTGTAGACCTTGCCGTTGTATTCGCGGGGCTCGCCCTTCTTGATGTCGGCCTTGATGAACTTGCCCTGGCAGGCGGCGATGGCGTCGGCGAGGGTGAACTCGTCCTTGATGGCGCCGGAG